GGCGGGGTCGGGGTGCCCGGCGGTCGCACGGAATAGTCGTTGATCTCCGGGGCCCACCCGATGAGCGGCCCGTAGATCGACTCCATGCTCGCGAGCGGATAGCGCCGGATCTCGTCGTTGAACGTGGTCGCGTACTGCCCGTCCCCGAGATGAAACGCGACGTGCCGGTAGGGGGAGCTCGACCAAAACCACACCGGCGCGGACGGGGGAGGGTTGCGGTCGTCCGGGTGCGGTTCGGCGACCGCATACCATGCGTCGATCGCGGAGTAGTAGCGGGACGGGACCTCGTAGTTCTGCCGCGTGAACTGCAAGCACAACCCCGTGTCCGGCATGCTCGAGCCGACCCGGCCGGCCGCGTAGTCGATCGCCGGTTGACCCGTGCGCGGTGCGGTCGGCACTACGCCACCACCTGCCAGTTGAACTCAAGCGGTGCGTTACCGAACGGCACCCCCGTGTCCTGCCGCGAGAACTGGACTTGAATCGTCGTGGTCGTCTGCCACGCTTTCGGGATCCGGCACGTGATCTTCTGATCCATCCCGCTCACGGTGGTCCCACCGAACTGCGCGAACGCACCGGACGGCACGCGCCCGAGCCCGTGCGCGACGGACACGAGCCCGTTCACGTCGGTCGTCGCCGTGACGTAGCCGGCCTGCACGACCGGGGCGATCGTGACCCATGCGGTCCCGTTGAACACCTCGAGCCGTTTCACGTCCTCGAGCCACGTCACGGCACCCTGCTTGGGTGCGCCGAACTGGGCGGTCCGGTCGGCCGCGGACGCGAACGTCTGCACCGACTGGTCCCATAGCGGGTTGCCCCACACGACCGGGTCAATCACCTGCCCGGCGACCACTGTCTTTCGTCCGGTTGCCATAGCCCTAGATCCCTCCGATACCCCAACGGTCGACGTCCCACACTGCGGTGCCCCACTTACCGACGTTCGTCCACCGGGACACGTCCTCGAGGTAGACGACCCCCTCGATCTCCCCGTTGCGTACCTGCACGTCCCACCCGATCGCGGCCTGCCGATACACGGTCCCGGCGTCGTCGACGACGTCGAACGTCATGTCCGGCTCGAGGGTGAGCAGCAGCACCGGGACGAGCGGGTCGTCGGAGATCGAGTCCAACAACACCTGACCGGGGGCCGGCGACGGCCACGCCCCGGCCCCCAACACTGCCTCTGCGAGCGTGGTCGACCACGCGTCCGCGGTGTGCCAGAGGTCGACCCGCTTGTAGTCGTGCGCCTGATAGCGGGCGATCGATTCGCGGTCCTCCCGCACGGCCGGCACCGGGGCATCCCCGACCACGGTGTCATCCTTGCGGCGGGCGATCGTGACCCGGTTACGGGTCGCCGATGGTTGGTTGCGGCCCATCGTCATTACCGGGACGTCGTTCGGGTTCACCTCGCACACGACGAGCCGCCCCGAGAGCCGGACCCCGGCCCCCACGCGGCCGCGGGGCCGGTAGGCGAGCACCCCGGCCCGGGTCACCCATAGCAACCCGAGGTCGGTGTCGGCGACTTGTAGGAGCTCGTCCCACGCGGGCGCCTCGAGGGTGGTCGCCTGCACCGGGATCCCGCCGGCCGTGATGTCGTACCCGCCCGGCCAGAGGGCCGCGGTCGCGACCCGGGACACCCGAGCGGCCGCGGTCTCCCCGGCCCCGGCCGGGGGGCCGGCGACCCGGTCGGACGCGACGAGGATCGAGGTCCCGTCCACACACTGCACCTGCGCCTCACCGGCGCCCGGGTCCCACTTGTAGCCACGGGTCGCGACGTACCCCGTGAACGCGGGGGACCACCCGCCGGCGCGGGGTGCGGTGCGGATCCCGAACCGGGACGCGAGCCGGGCGAGCAGGCTCGAGCGGGCCGGCGCCCGCCAGGAGATCCGCACCGGGGTGCGGTCCCCGATGATCCCGACGTGCGGACCATTCCACGGGTCCCACTGGGGGCCGTCGAGGGTGAACGCCGCGGACGCGCTCTCCCACCGGCGGGTCACCCCGTCGCCGACGTTCGACCCCGCGGAGAGCCGGAGATCGTCGAGGACGTCGCACGTCACGTCGAGCCAATCGCCCAACGTCGTGTCCGAGGTGCCCCACCGTGCTTGATCCCACCTCGAGGTGCCCCACGCCCCCGCGTCCGCGGCGCGCCCGACCGCGAGCTCGACCATGAGCTCGACCCCGTACGTCGTCAGGGCCGGCACGGCTACACGGTCCCGAACATCACGCCGGACGCCTCACCGCGCCGGATCAACGACTTGAGGTACCGGGCCGTCGCGACCGGGTCGGAGCTCTCCGGGACGAACACGTTCACGGTGCCGCCCCCGCCCCCACCGGTGCGGCTCATCGCCGTCGCGGACACCCCCGGCATCGCACCCCCGGACGAGCTCGCCGACCGCCCGAAGATCCCCCCGACGAAGTCGCCGATCTTGCCGATCGCGTCCGGGAGCTTGATCTTCTTGAGCCAATCGATCACGTCCTTGATCGCGTTGACGATCCCGTCGAACGCGCGTTTCACGGTGTCGATCGGGCCCTTGAGCGCGTCGAGCGCGGCGGTCCCGGCCGCCTTGAGCCAATCCCACACCGCCGCCGCGGCCGTCTTGATCGCCCCCCACGCGGCCGCCCATAGGTCCTGAAACCATGTGGTCTTCGTCGCGATGAGGACGATCACGCCGATGAGCAGGACGATCGCGGCGATGATCAACCCGATCGGGTTCGCCGTCATCGCCGCGTTGAGTAGCCATTGGGCGCCCGTCCACACCGCGGTTGCAGCTTTCGCCGCGTTCGTCGCGACCGTGTTCGCGATCGTCGCGACCGTGTTCTTGATCGTCGTCAGGTTGAGCGACTCCTGGGCGACCTTGAACAAGATCGTCGAGCCCTCCGCGGCATCCATCGCGGTCGCCGTGAGATTGAGCGCGTCCGCGGCCGGCCCGAACCCCGCCGCCTCGAGGGCCCCCGACAGCGCCGACAGGCCGGTCGCCGTGTCCCCGGCCTTCCCCCCGACACTGTCAATCTTGTCCGCGGCCGACCCCGCCGCGGAGCCGGCCGCGTCGAACGCGGCGGTCGCGTCGGTCGCGTCGGCGACGATATCGACGGCGAGGACAACCGTCTTCCCGGCCATGTCCTCACCCCCGCTTCATCTTGTTCGCCTGTACCTCGAGGATCTCGAGGGCCGTGAAGATCGTTTCTTCGTCCTCGTGCCGCCAGTCGGCCGGCGCGGTGTGGGTCGCGATCGCGACCTCGACGATTAGCCGGCTCCAGGAGCCGGCGGGGTAGGGTCCACCGGTTCCTCGTCGAGCTCCCACACGTCGACGCACCGGCCCTTGAACACTTCGTACTTGAGGTCCATCGGGATATCGCCGACGCGCCGGCCGGCGACCCACGCGAGCAGCATGAGGAACCCAACCGGGTTGTCCTCGCGGCCCGGCCACTCCGGGTGCCGCTTGAACGTGAACGACACGACGTCGTGATCGATCGCCCACACGGTCACGTCGTAGGACGCGTCGTTGAGCTCGTCGTCGGAGAGCTCGACGTGGAGCCGCTGCCGTACCCCCTTGAACCGGCTCACGCGCCCTTCACCCCCCCGACGACGTCCTCGAGCTCGGCGAGGTAGAGCCCGGTCCACTGGTCTTCACTCGAGCGGGCCGCGTCGGTGAGGAACGGGTTCGCGGCGATGTGATGAGCCGGCCACCCGTTGTGAATGGGCCCGGCGTAGATGAGGTCCGACCCGAGGGCGACGTCGTCGACGTCGGCGACGGCGCGCAGCGACCCGACGAGCCGACCCGAGCGGACCGGGGTCCGCGGCCGCGCCCGGGCGAGGATGAGGGCCCCGACCCGGTCGTTCACGGCCGTGAGATCCCCGAGCTCGTCGCCCGCGGCGCGCAGCGTGCGGGCGAGCTCGTCGCCCCCGCGCACGTTGAACCCACCGCTCATGCGACCGCGTCCCCGTAGGTGTAGGCCGTGGCCGGGTCGAAGTTGACGAGGGTGAACGCGATGTCGGAGTTGAGGTAGTCGCCGGCCGCGTCCGCGCCGAACTTGAGCGGGGCGAGCTTGAGGGTCCCGGTCGCCGTGGTCCCGACCGCCGTCGAGGGGGTGAACGTGAAGTCGGCGAGCTCCCCGATGTGCTCGTTGCAGAGCGCGAACAACCCTGCCGCCTTCCCCGCGTCCACGTCGACGTTGCCCTCGAGGGTGTAGTCGATCTCGTCGGGGGCCGCTTTCGTGGTCCCGCACAACATGGTTTTGACGTCGCCGACGGTGATGTTCGGGGTGATCGCCGCGTCGTTGACGAGACACGACACGTCGATCGGGGTGCCCGTCATCCCGATGGTGAGGGTGCCCGGTCCGAGGTTCCCGGTGCCGTCCGGTGTGGTGCCCATGCTCATGCTCCGATCGTGATTGTCGAGTGCCACACGACCCGGTAGGCCGGGAGGGGGTCGCCCCCGTTCGGGTCGTTGATCGCGTCCCGCGTGAACGTGGTGAACGGGAGCACCCCGGCGACCGCGTCGACGAGCTTGGAGAGTGCCGACGTCGCCGACGTCGCCCCCGTGTCGCCGACGACGAGGTAGGCGACCCATTCGATCGTCAGCCGGCCCCGGTCGAAGCGGAACGATCCCTCCGGGGGGATGACGTACGCACACGGCGGGTTGAGGTTGCGCACGTCGCCGACCGCGTGCACCCCGGCCCCCTCGAAGGTGGCGAGCACGTCGGCGACCGCGCCCTCGAGGCTCATCCGAGGGCCGGCCGGGTGAGGTGTAGCAGGTAGTCGACGTCGCCGTCGCGGCGCGGGAGATAGACGACGTTGTCCGTGAACGCCTCGATCCCCGCGGGGGTGTTGCGTCGCCGATACCACCGTGAGGCGAGCATGCACGCCCCGTGCACCGCGTCGTCCGGCCACGGTTCGGCCGGGTCGGCGTTCGCGATATAGGGGACCGTCGCGACCCACGCGTTTGTCGCGGCGACGACTTGCTCGAGGATCACGTCGTCGACGCCCGCGTCGATCTTGAGCCACGGGCGGACGTCGTCGACAGTGATCGGCACGGTAGGTCCCTACTTGCTCGAGCGCCGGGTCGAGCTCGTGTCGTCGGCGACGTCGTCGGCGACGACCCCGGGGCCGATCCCGACGATCCCGGCCGGCGAGAACACGCCCGGGGCACCCATGCCCCAGATCGCGTTATCCTGCCCGAGCTTTGCGACGTCCTCCGCGGTCGCGGTGTACGGGCCGTCCTCGATCCACTTTGCGGCCCGGCCGTTGCCGACCACGAGGGTCCCGGGCGGGGCCCACGGGTCGTTGATCACGTCGATCCCCGAGACGTTGATCGACAGGCTCGCGGCGTCCGCGGTCCCTGTCGCGTTGTTCGTCCCGTAGGGGGCGGGGTACAGGCCGTCGAGCCCGGCGATCGCGAGGAACACGTCGTCGGCCGCGATCGCCACGGTCGCCGGCTGCCCGGTCGCCGACCGGACGGCCATGCTCGCGCCGAACAGCGCCGTCCGGAGCCCGGCCGCGTCCCCGGTCGCCGGCGACCACGTCGGCCCGTCCGCGGCCGCGGCGGCGACCGCGGTGATGAACACGGCGTCGGTGAGGTAGTTGTACCCGGACAGCAGGAGCTCCATGTACGCGGCCCGGTAGTCGGGGCTCGAGCGCTTGAGCAGCTGGTAGGAGATGTCCGACCCGCCGGCGTAGGTCTCGAGGTCGACCTGCCCCTTGAGCAGCGACACCTTCACGGAATGGATCTCCGTCTTCTCCGTCACCTGCTTGGCGACGAGGGTCTTGATGTCGCCGTTGAAGTACGGCCACGTCACGCTCATCCCGGCCGCCGGCGCGGGGGTCGACCCGAAGGCGGTGATCGAGGGCCGGTCGACGGCGATGATCCCTTGGATCTCCGAGAGCCACGCCGGGGGGACCACGCCGGGGTTGTCCGTGGTGACCTGGTCGACGAGGGCGAACGGCTCGACCCGCCCGTCGAACGCCTGCTCGTAGTAGTCGGCGAGCGAGAGGAACGCGGCGAGCCGGTGCGGGTCCTTACGCTGGGCGGCGAGGAACGGGGCCAGCTGGTCGGCGAGCTCCTCGAGGGAGAACGTCGGGTCGGCCGCGTCCGCGGCGACGGGGGCGGCCGGCGGTGCGGTCGTGGGCATGGTCGTTCCTTCCGTGGTGGGTGTGTCGAACGTGAGCAGGCCGGCGGCCTGATTGATCCGTGCATCGTTGAACTGCGGGACGGACACGCTCGAGATCTCGCGCACGACCCCGGCCAGGGGGACCGGGTCGGTCCCGGTGTCCTCACCCCACACGCGCGCGGAGATCGCCTCGATCGTCTCCGGGTCGAGCTCGACCCCGACCGACAGGCCGTCGCGGAGCAGCGCGTCCGTCTCGGCCAGGAGCTCAACGGCGCGCGGGTGGTCGGCGACCGCGAACGTCACCCGGAGCCCGTCGTCGGCGTGGACCGCGTTGGTCACGTAGCCGGCGGGCCGGTCCTGGTCGTGCTGCACGAGTAGCTTGATCGTCGCGAGGTCGTCGGGCACGCGCAGCGTGTCCCGGGTGAACGTGACGTCGACCCCGAACCGGTTCGTGATGACCCCCCACGGCACCGCGAGCCCGGACAGGGTCCGGGCGGCGACGTCGCCGGCGACGTCGGCGACGTCGACGGCGAACGGCAGGACGTTGGGCATGGTGTCTCCTACGGGGTGGCGATGAGAGGCTCGAGGTCGCGTGCCTCGTCGACGTACATGAGGGGGCGGGTTGTGCCGTTCTCGTCGACCCCGGTCGCGGCGATCGCTTGGGCGAGGGTGGCGACCCGGGTCGAGAACGCGTCCCGCTCGAAGTCGGACGTGTCGAACTCGATATGGGTCCCGTACGGCACGTACAGGCCGACCCGGGTCGAGGTGACACCGGTCGGGCCGACGTAGTACCGGACCCCGTTCATGCTCAAGGTTTGGGTGATGATCGACGACCACGGGTTGAGCGACTCGAGCAGGTCGCGCCGGCGGTCGACGACGTTCGCGTAGGTCGTCGAGCTCCCGTCGTCGACCCCGAGGTAGTACCCGGGCAGGCCGAACAACCGCGCGACGTCCTTCGTGATCGCTTCGGTGATCTCGACCAACTGCATGTCGCGGGGGGAGTAGCCGGGGATCTCGTACTCGAGGAACCGCCCGAGGTACCCGGTCGCCCGGGCCGCGCGTGCTTGCTCCCACCGGTCGAGCAGCCGGTCGATATCGTCGTCGGGCAGTTCCTCCGACCCGGTGTTCTTGAGGTTGCCCAACGGCACCGGGTCGTCCGCGTTCCGCGCGGCCGCTTCCATGAGTCGGAGGTACATCTCGAGCAGCGGGGCGCCGAACTTCCGTAGGCCGCCCATGCCGGCCCCGTCGAACACGACGAGCCGGGACGCCGGGACCTCGACCCCCGAGATCGACCACCGGTCGGGTGCGTCGTCGGGTGCGTTCGGGTCGGGCGACACGGGCGCGACCCGGTCCGGGCGCACCCGCTGATACTGGTTGCCCCCGAGGTCGCGCCAGATGCACCGGTCGTGCCAGATGAGATCCCGCACCGTCGCGGACAGCAGGGTTTGCGACGTGCGCGCCGGGTCCGGTTGCTGGAGCCACGGGAACGCCTCGACGGGGAGCTTCACCTTCCCCTTCCACGCGGACAGCTTGAGCGTGGAGATCGTGCCGACGATCACGTGCAGCGCTTTACGAACCCCGGGGATCGTCTCCGCCTCGCGGGAGATCCACATCGCGGCCTTCTGAACGGCGATCTCCCGGGTGATCGCGTCGGGGTACTGGTTCGGTCGCGGCGCCGGCTCGAGGGGGATCGCAGCCGGCGCCGCGCCGGTGTCCGGACCACCGGACAGAATCGCCCACGCGTCGGAGAGCCTCACCGGGCACGCTGCCGACGACGTCGGGACGCCGCGAGGATATGCCGGTCACCGCGGTGTGTCGCGCGCTCGTGTGCGGCGAGCTCGGATTCGGCCGCCGCGGCGGTCGCACGTATCTGCCGCCATCCGCACGGGCACCGTGCGGTGACGACGTCGGCCGTTGCCTCGAGCCGGCGCATCCCCATACCCCGAGGGTCCACCCGGGGTGCGACATTCGCCGACGTCGCCGACGTCGGCGCGCCCGTCTAGGTCGTGCGGCGGGCCCGT